AAAGACGCTTATGGTGTCAAAGGTCGTCATTATAATTTTGATGCAATGTCTAACAAAGAGTTAGAAGAAGAATTAGAACACCTTTGTAAGGTGGCAAATGCAGAAAGAGAAGCTGAAGAGAAATATGAACAGGCTGCTTATCAGACCTTTTTAAACCAGATTGCTCAAAACCTACAACTTGGTGCAGGTGATAAAGAAACAGCCATCAAGTGGGTTTTAGAAGCCGAGGGGCTTGCCAATGAGAAAGATTCCAGTTATATTTGTTATCAACTTGGTCTTTCTTATGATAAAGAATACTTATTTAACACTAAACACTAGGAGATACTATGATAATTAATACAGGTGATTATGTTTACACAAAAGATGGTAGAGAAGGAACTATCATCAATATCGGTATCGCTACTGAAAAGAATGATGTAGCGGCTGAGAATGAAACAAGTCTAAACACAAAAACTTATGATACTGATTTGAACTATGTTGGCGCTATTACATATTCAGGCGACAATGGTACATATTGGTGTTATTTCAATCAAATAGATAAAGTTGAAGAAAGTGCTACAAATGAAATATAATGAAGATAAAATCCTGAAAGAAATTGGTGACTATATCAAATCAACATATGGTCAACACTATGCTCAGGTACAAGACGGTGTACAAGTCCAAGACTTGTTAAGGTCTTGTGGTATTGATAAAGATTTTTGCCAAGCAAATGCAATTAAATATCTTGCAAGGTTCGGTAAAAAGAATGGCCGTAATCGTGCTGACCTTTTAAAGGCTGTACATTACATTGTTTTGTTAATGAACTCCGAGGATGAATCCAATGGTAACTGAATTTGAAACACTTGATAAACTCAATGATGCATTAAACGACTTGGAAAAAGGTGAAATCGGTGACGCTGTTGTCACATTGGTAACACTAAAAAACAAGTACAAGCGTATGTGTGATGAGTTTGACAAATGGGCTGATGAACAATCACAAATGAACGAAAATCGTGTATTTGAGAGTTTTGAGCAATATCCTTGAAAAAACGAGGCGCCAGGATGCGCCAGGAGACGCTTTAGTAGCTGCTCGAAGGTCGGTGTATGGTCGAAAAACCATCATTTTTGTCGAAAAGTGCGACATTTTTGACCAGCTACCACGCTTGACAATATATGGCGTTTCTGATAGGATAAACATATATTACTAACTAAACTATGAAAGGACTTATGAACACATCATTTAGATACGACAAAGAAATGATATTTACTGAATTTAATATCGCAAAAGAAAAAGATATAAAACTAGGTAAAGGCAACGATAACAAAGTACACTCTAATAGAGTGAAATTTCTAAAAGAAATGATAGAACTAGAGGCAAAAATGCCTGAAGTTTTTGAGAATGTCAATATTAACTTCAAAAGACTTTTAATTGCATATGAAAGTCCAAATCCAAGAGAACATTTTTACAAGTCAGTATTTGGTAAATCATTTGCTGAAGTGCAAGCTGAACAAAGTGGTTATGATGATGTTGAAGAGGTAGTAGCATAAAGTGGCAATAATTTACACTAATACATCAAGTGGTACTTTGAGGCGGAACAGGAAGAAAGCAAAGAACTTGTCCGCCTCTCAGATTGCAAAATTCAAAGAAGACTGCCGTTTGTATAACAAACATATGAAATCAATCGGTCTTAAAACTCACATGTTAGAATTAGAAGATTATATTAAATACAGATTTGGTATGTTAAAAACCAAAACTGAACACATTATTGGCACTTATGAACCAGAAAAAATTTACCGTAGAGAAACACCGAATTATCCTAGTGCAAGTACAAAACTAGGTAATGGCGGTACTATTGACCACAAACAAAGGCAAGAACGATTAGAAGTATCTAAACAATACTCTATTGTACCTGCTTATAACAAAGGTCCTTATATGGTCGTTGGTAAAGAGGACTTAAAAACTGCTGGGAGAAAAGTATGAACAAACTAGGTTATATTGGTCTTGCAGTTATTGTAGCTGTGTTTATCGTTATGGCTACAGATGCAAAGGCTGAGGAACAAAACTGGTTTCAAAAAGAATGGAACAAAACAGTTGAGTTTCAACAAAACAATTGGCAAAAAGGTAAAGAACAACTTGCCAATAATAAGTTACAAATACAAAATCTATTTGAAAAGGTGAAGAGTTATGTTGCACAAGATTAGTGAATTTTGCGATAAAATAGATGGTATAAAAAAAGATGCTGACAAGCTCCGTGAAATGAAATACGGAGCTGTCAAATCATCAACTATAGAAATTGATAATATGATACAACAAATACAAAGTGATTGTTTTATTGTATCACAAGACAAAGGTAAATATGAAGAAATTGACCCTACTGATACTGCTGACGATACTTGTTAGTGGGTGTAGTGTCAAATGTAATTATGATTATGGAAAATGTGATAAAAAAATCGACAGTAAAAATCCTATGTGGTCTATTATTAGGTCAATTGCTACTAACGGGGTGCAGTACAAATAGAAGTCAAGTTGGTGCCGTCTTAGGTGGTGGTACAGCAGTTGCTTCATGTGCTCAGTTTACAGGAGACCCAGCCGTTTTATTTGTTTGTACTATGGGTGGTTCTTTTGCTGGTGCAGAAATTATGTATCAATCAGATTATGATGTACACAATGCCGTATTTGTAGACCATTTAAACAATGGTCCTGCTGGTTCAAGTTATACAAACTGGTACAATCAGAAAACAGGTAATTCAGGTATTATTAAGACAACTAGGTCTTATATGACAGGACCTATTAAGTGTAAAGACTATGACGCTACGATTGATATTACAAATCAATGGCCGTTAGTTGGTCTTGGTAATGTAAATAGACGAATGGTGTTTGGTACAGCATGTCAGTTACCAGACGGAAAGTGGGTAGAAAAACATGTCAATTGATGAAGTGAGAACAAAAATAGAACAATTAGAGAACGAAATCAAAGACTTAGAAGACGAAAAAGAATTAACAAGTAATCAATCCAGGCTTGCCTTTATTGAAGATACGATATATAATACAAGGGATAGTATTGAAAAGTTGAAAAATTATGTTTGACCCACATCAATATCAAAAAATTATGCGTTACCTTACATGGACATTTGTACTAATTTTATTCATGCTGATAACTGGAATTGCCATTGCAGGCGAAAAAGAGTATTATAGTAAGATAAAACCAGTAAATCCTGAAGAAGTAAATGGCCAGTTTTGTTATATTAAAGTCGTTATCAAACAAAAAGATGACGAAATTATTAAAGAAGAAATTTTGGAGTGTGCAGACGGTAGAAATAGATTTGACGGTCCTAGTTATTGGGAGTTATTTGCTCAATTCTATTATAGAGATGTTAACACACCAGAATATTGCAGGTTCTACTCTAGGCCTGGACATGCTTTTAAGTCGTTCGGAAAAGCTTGTATGAATGAGAACGGTGAATGGGAGGTTAGATAATGATTAAGAATATAATTATTATTGCTCTAGTAATTTTTGTGTTTACAAAGATGGATGTATCAACCGAACAAGTTGTTGATACCATGCAATCTGGACTTGACAAATTACAAGAATTACTGTATATTATGAAAGAGAAGGTATAATATGAACAAATATGTGAAAACGATTGGTGCTTTGAGTATGGTTGCCTTGTTAGGTGCATGTTCAAGTACAAGTTACACAATCAAAAAAGAAAAGGCAGATAGTCTTAATGTCGTACCTAATTGGTATATGGCAGACATTAATGAAACAGATGCTTGTAACTTAGATACAAATATTATTGGTCAAGTTAAGAAAGCTGATAAAAATAAACAATGTATCTATGGTGTTGCAACAGCTGTGTCACCAGACCTACAACTTGCTATTGAAAAGGCAAAGATGTATGCGAAGTCTGAAATGGCTGACATTATTATGGGTAAGATGAACAAAGAATCCAAACAATTTATAACTGAACTTGGTAAAACAGAAAAGAAAACTGTTGTATCTGAGGTTGAAAGTGTATTAGTTAATTCTATTAAGAATACACCAGTAAGAGGTTATGAAATCTTTGAACAAGATGTAACACTAACAACTAGTGGTTATTACAGAGCATGGATTGGTTTGAGATTACCTTTAGGTGAGTACAACAAAATGTACAATTACAATATTGAACAGGCTGTTGATGCTTACAATCTAAAAAACAAAGCTAAAGTTGCTTTTGAAAAAGTAATGGAAAGTGGAAATGATGACAATCCAGATATACAGTAAACCTAATTGTGTATATTGCGATAAGGCAAAGTCTTTACTTAAAGGTCTTAATATAAGTTATGAAGAAAAAATGTTTGGTAAAGACTTTAATACACCTGAAGAACTTTACGAGGCAGTTGGTAAACAAGTAAGAACTATGCCTCAGATTGTAATTGATGGTGTATTGATTGGTGGTTATAACCAGTTAGTCGAATACTATACAGATAAAGGTTTAGTTAATTTTAAAGGCGAAAAAATAAATGGCTGATGATAAAATTGTATTGTTCCCTCAGAACAAAATTGTAAATGCAGAAAGAACTGGAAGAACAGTTAGTCCTGAGGAACACCAAAAAATAGTAGATGAACAAACAAAAGAGTTTGTTGAAAGTACAGTTGATGATATTGCTTACACACTACTAGATAAGTTTATCAATGCAGGTATCAAAACTAAAGAAGATAGATTTATGGCCGACCTTGCATTAGCCATTGATACTATACGAGGCCTAGTTTATAGAGATTTTAAAAAGTATCATCCTGCTCAGGCATTGGCCGACAAGATGGTACAAATTAAAGTGCAACGAAACGGACAGAAAAACGCAAAGTTGGATTATAGTAAAGTGATTGACGCTAAACATAAACCACACCGACCATTGTCCGAAGATGTACAAAGAGAGGTTAAAGATTTATCAGATATGGAAGACATTGAGTTTATTCCAGACTTTGACCCTAGTAATGATGATTAAAGAATTCAGACAAGTCAACTACAGTTGTACGCTTGCCTTGTCGAATAGTGGCGACTTAACGCAATTTGAAAGGAGTAACAATAATGTTACAATATATTATGAACAAGCTAACATCTAAAGGAGAAAACGATATGGCTAGAACTAAAAC